CGGAGACATGGCAGGCGGTACCTTTGCACACCCGGATGATGTGTTTACCTTGAGGTTTCAGTTTGAACATGGAGTAAAAGGTGGCAACACCATAGATATCTGCCGCAGGGATTCCTGTTTTTTCTGAGATATAGCGCATGGCGTCTTTTGAAAGATAACCGAGCAGGCTTTGTGCTTCCTGCAAAAGGGGGATCAGAATGCCGGATTTTCCACGGTACATTCCGAGGATTGTATCAAGCTGAGAGAAGTCTTTATCCATCGCAATTCCTTTGATCTAAGCTTTTGGTAAAAGTGTTTCCAGTAGTTGATTAGGCTTGTATACCAATATGGTAATGAATTTTCCGATAGCCGATGTTGTCAAACAAAAAATGCAAACATTGGTGCTGAAACAGTGTGGACATATTCCCACACTCGCTATAAAGAGTCAGCCAATATTGCAAATGGGCTTCGGTGTGACATCAGGGGATAAGGCTTTGATTGGTGGAGAGATAGATAAGATATGCTTTAGACTGTGTCACACCGAGCTTTGGACGTTTCTGGACTTGTTTGGATCAAGGTTATTGCAAATTTGCGCTGATTTTGGACTGGTTTCGGAAATCCTTGTTTATCAGTAAATTAGGTCAGTTCCACAAAGGCGCAGTTGGACTGCAAGTGTGCCGATCAGAAAAACGTCTCTGGTCTGATCCTCGTCCAATATAAGAGTCTTGAAGTCTAAATTGAGGGGTTCGAGTACCAGTGCAAGCCTCTTGTGATCTAACTTTACACGTTTCAGAGTAATCCCACCATCCACTCTCACAGCACATATCTGACCATCTGCGCTTTCCCAGTCTATCGTCTTGTAGATCAATACTATATCTTCGTTTCTGATCTTCGGAGCCATGCTGTTGCCACTCACCATGAATGCCAGGTACTGGGATGCGCCTCGGGGAATGTAACTATCTGGTATTTCAATCTGTTTGCGACTTTCCTTATCCTCGACTGCTTCGGTGGGGGGTCCGGCGGAAATTTCCGCCAAGATTGGGAAAACTGCGGAGCGAATGTAAGTATCTCCAAATTCATCTATTAGTAGCTGTCTGCCACCGATGATCTGATACCGCTGATTACGTTTGATGGTGTTGTCTTGCTCCCAAGGGCCGGGGATCATCATAGGTCCTTCACCCTTCAAAACCCAGTTGATGTTCACCTTTTCGTCTGCTAATTTGAGCAGAAATTCAGAGTCGGGGAAGCGATCATTCGTCTTATAACGTATGATTGAGTTCTTAGAAACACCGAATTTTTCGGCAAATTCCCACTGCTTCAACTGCATTGATTTCATAAGGGTTTGGATACGGTCACCTATCGTCATTTTGTCCACTGTTCCCCCTTTGGGGCTTTATTTCTGCTTGACAGTTCCTGTATGGGTATCATTATGTATCTGTGAACAACATATAAATACCCAAATGTTTAGTCAAGACAAATCATATAGAGTGAGTTTACGCGGCGGATTCTTCCGCCAGTGTGCAGAAAAAAAACTAAGTTACCGTTTTCGCAGAAAGGACTTCCCAAGTTATTGCAATTGTGTGCAGTAGCACCACATTACAAAATAAGGGAGGCGCTTATGAAAGCGACCACTTACGAGACAGTCAGACAAGGGCTAAAAAGTGCTCGGTGTGACAAAATACTCGGTGTGACATGTGTCACACCGAAGCCCAAACGGGAACGGCAGCAGTTAAAGCTATTGACGAGAGAGATTAAGAAGCGTGTCACAGCGAGCGTCGGTGTGACAAATGGAGATTTGCTCGGTGTGACAGAGAAAAGAGCCAATTTTGTCACAGTGAGGGTGATTCAAAGTGGAACCTACATAATGAGATTGAAAATGAGTAAAAAGAAGATTAAGGCGATCTGGCTCACCATAGAACGGGTGGGTGAACTCAAGGGCTGTTCGAATAGGACAGTCTGGCGATACATAAGCGAACAGCAACTAAAGACACACAAACAGTATGTAAAGACCGGGATGCGGACGATCAATAAAACCTTCGTCTTAACCAACCCCGAACTATACAATCTGGAGATTGCTCGGTGTGACATAGGCTTTGTCACACCGAGTGAGTTTGTTGAAGCAGAGATTGAAGTGGATGGCAAGCTATTGATCAGTGCCCTGATTTATGGCTATACGCCCATAGCTGACGAGAATGGAGGTTCAGATGAGCTTCTATAACGTCACGTCTACGGAGTATGCCCATTTTTATAATAACTATATCATGGGCACCGATAAGCAGCCAGAAGACAATCCAGAGACTATCACGACCACTATCGCAGTGATAGATAAAGCACCGCAAGCTGAGCTTGAGTCAGAGGACTCAGACTGGACTGACGAAGATACCCTAAAGCCAGTACCGGTTAAGGGACCTGCCTTCAAAGAACGCAACCAGTCGGACTATATCGATCTCACTCCTCCGGACAACATTCCCTACAAGTATGAAAACGAAGCCAGGCTTTATGGTCAGTTCTGCTCGACCGTGCTCTATCGGCTGGAACAATGCGATTCCAGAGTTGAAGAGTGGAAGCGGATAACAGAAGACTATAATAGAAAAGAGCTGATCTCAGAGCTATACGCCTTATTAGGCAAACGCAATGAACGATGCCTGCGGCTGTGGTTGGAACGCTATCTGGAAAGCAACCGGGACATGTTCTCACTGGTACATAAGAACAAGAACCAGCTCAGAGGTCGGAAAGTAACCTATATTGAACAGAACTACCTGCTTAACCTGCTGCTCAATCCCAATAACATTAAGGTTGGCTCTGCCATCAGCAGTTTGAAGGACGCAGCCAGAATGGATATCCTCGAATCTCCCAGTAGCGCACCAACTCTCAAACGCTGGTGTAATGACTGGGAAATGAGTAACAAAGCCATCTGGACTCAAGCCCGGAGCGGAAGCAAAGCAGTAGCTGAAAGCATCGTCAAGACCATTATCCGAGATGCCAGTCTGCTGAATGTGGGCGATGTCTGGGTAGCCGATGGACATAACTTGGCTTTTGATATAATGAACCCTAAGACCGGGAAAGCTCAACGCATGACGATGATCATGGTCTTCGACTGGGCATCCAGATATCCGGTGGGTGCCTCACTTGCCTTTACTGAAGACAGCCATCACATCCAAGTGGCATTCAGAAACGGCTTCCTGAACTGGGGAGCACTGCCAAAGCGCATCTATCTGGATAACGGCAAGGCTTTCAAGAGTAAGCTCTTTCATGAGCAGTGGGATGATCATGATCTGGAACTGGAACTGGGAGGTATCTTCCCCCGGCTCGGGATTAATGTGGTCTTTGCCAAGAGTTACAATGCCAAAGCCAAACCGATTGAGCGGTTCTTCAGAACCTTCCAGGAGCAGTTTGAACGTTTCATCTCCTCCTTCCGAGGCTCCTGTATAGATGATAAACCTGCTCCCCTGATGCGGAACGAGAAATGGGCACGGAAGCTATTCGAAGCTCATCCTCCCACTATTGAAGAGACCATGCAGATGATCGCCTTCTATATCAGGCATGTCTATGGTGAGAATCCTCACTCCGGACTGGGTGGCAAGACACCTTGGCAGGTATTCAGTTCATCCAAGCTGCCTGCTGACCGCATAGTTGTACCCGGTAAGCTCAATAACCTGATGCTGAGTGCGGAACGGAAGCGTATCCGTAACAATGGCATCATCATCGATAAGCTACTCTATTGGGACATTGAACTGGTAAATCACATAGGCAAGGATGTAGTGATCAGATACGATCTGGGAGATGCCCGGTGGATACTGGTCTATGACACCAATGATAAATACCTCTGCCAGGCAGAACTACGCCGGACTCAGCACCCAATGATCCAACTCGCAGAAGATCAGCCCACCTCTTTCAAAGAACTGCGTAAGGAATACACCGAGATCAAGAAGCTGCAACGCAACACCGAACGCAAGACCAAGATACTGGTCAGACAGACTCAGATCGTAGTCGACAGGCTAATGATCCCGATGCGTAAAGCCAAAGCACTGGATGCCAACCCCATCTTCAAGCAGCCGGCAATGATTGAGCCACCTAAACAGAGCCGGGATCAGGCGATTAATGCTATGGAAAAGCAGATGGTTAAATCCCTGCCCAAACTCGATCCAATCAGGGCGGACGAGCCTATACATAAGACTGAGGCAATAGTGCCCATTCCCATTCAACCAATCCTGGATGAGAACGATTTAACAATCAAACCCAAGCCCAAAAGCTTTGAGGAAATGCTCAAGCGTGCGGGCATCAGATAAAGGAGGATAGCTTGAAACAGAACAAACTCGTAGCAATAACCAATGTAGTGGAAGCGGATGACTGCATTAACTTCCTGCTTAACCGACCCAAGATGGAGATGGTGGGACTGGGACTGCTCTTCGGACGTCCCGGTCTCGGCAAGACCACCTATGCGCAGCGGATGGCATTCCAGAGAGGTTATATCTATCTCAGACTGGAATCTACCACCACCCCCAAGTCCTTTATGGTATCACTACTCAGTGCCTTATATACCAAGTTCAGGATGGGAACCTTTATCCCCTCCGGTACGGCCAATAACCTACTGCAGCTCATCCTGCGGATACTGGAGGATCACAAAGATACGGTCATCGTAATCGATGAGATCGACTATTCCTTCTCTCACGAAAAGCTCTTGGGAGCGATCCGGGACATCGTGGATGAGACCCTGACTGTGGTTATCCTGGTCGGCATGCAGAACGCGATGGATAGGCTCTCGCAGATCAATGCCCATTACTTCGATAGGTGCAATTCCTTCTATGAGTTCCAACAGATATCCAGACGGGACTTAGAACTGGTTGCCAGAGAAGTAATGGAGGTTGAGGTAACTGAAGAGGTGATCGAGAAGATCGACTTCAACAGCGGTGGCAACCTGCGTAAAGCCATGAAGGTGATGTACATCATCGAGAATGAGCAAAAGAAACAACCGGATATCGCAGTCTCTGATATCGACTTGAGTACCGCCCTATGAACCCAACCGAGTTGATCCTGAATTTCGTCAATCTCTACAACCATCCTTTCACAGCAGAATTGGCAGCGGAGATGACGGCTCAAGAAACCAGCTTGGTGGTGCCGATCCTGGAGAGACTCCATAGTGATCAGACTATCAAGCTGATCTCGCCTGAGGACGGCATTTACGTGCGTAATAACCGCTTTAATCCTGTAGTCGGATATAAGCAGAAGAGCGAATGGAGATTCGATCCAGCAGCAGCCACTGCTCTGCTGGATCACATCGAGAAAGGCAGATATCATTCAATCAGAGGAGTGGCAAAGGGCTTTCCACGCAGTCGTCAATGGGTGTTCGTTTACATGGAAGCTTTGGCATCTATGGGTATCCTGGACTTTGATGGATGTTATAAAGTCATAACAAGGGATAACCTAATAGATATCGGAAAAACAGTAAAGAAAGGTGCTCTCAGTGATTTAGGAAACCGCTTGATGCCAGTACCGAGAACCTATGAGCCAGTGCCGGGAGAAGACGAAGAGACTCATCTCAGAAGGTTAGCTGAAGCTCGTGAAAGAATAGCTGCATTCGAAAAGTGTAAACTTAACATCTAAGGATATCAGGAGCATTCTATGGAACAGGAACTACGGGAAAGACAACTCCGGCAACAAATCCATGCCATCCGGGTCAAGAAGTTCCACTGGCCCCTGGATGGGTTCAAGTTCATCATGAATGGTCTCGGTTTTGGAGAATCGCTCTCGGCACTGCCTGAAGAGCGTCTGCTGGAGCTGAAGTCAATCATGATCAGTTATCGGAAACACGGGCGTCCCTATGAATTCACCTTCGATAAACAAGGGAACTATATGTTCTCACTCATGAAACAGGCAGCTTGGACTGATTCCGACCTAAGAGCCTTCATGATTAAGCACTATAACAAGAGCCATTGGAACCTGCTCAATAAACCAGAGCGCAGAGCCGTTATCGCTATGCTGCAGAATTACATCAAGAAGCAGGCACTTAAGCCAGATAACGATAATCAAACAGATAAATAACAACTTTAGAAAATCACCACAAGGAGAACTCACATGGAAAATCAAACCAGACCCAAAGCGAAAGCGACCACAGAACGTACTAAGATCGATGCCCAAGGTCGAGCCATCCCGGTCTCTGTAATCAAGTCCGAGATGCTCAAACAGGATACAGTAGTCAACAACACTCTTGATCGAGTAATCAGGCTTCAGAAGCGCATCATCGCAGATAAGATCAAGCTTTATGCGGAGATTGAAAGCTATCTCGAATTCATAGCCAAGAAGAGTGGTATGGAATGGAAAGGCAATGCAGCGTTCACCAGCTTCGATGGCAAATACAAGATCGATATACGCTTCAAAGAGCGCATCGAGTTCGGTCTGGAGCTACAGCTTGCCAAGCAGAAGATCGACGAGTGCATCAGAGCCTGGACAACCGACTCTAACGTTAATCTACGTGCTATCATCAATGAGGCATTTCAAGTTGATAAAAAGGGAGAGATTGCCAAATTCCGTATTCTTGCCCTGCGTAAGTACAACATCAAAGACCCGATCTGGAAAGAAGCGATGGAGCTGATTGATCAGGCTATACAGGTTGTCTCCACCAAGCAGTATGTGTCTTTCTACGCAATAGATGAACATGGCGAATACAAGATGATCGTACTCAACTTCACCGCACTCTAAGCTAAGAAAGAGTGGTAGCGTAATACAAACCGATTTGATAGAAATACAGGAGAATGATTAATGGCACCTATGAATACCAATACTGTAGAGGTAACAGAAATGATGAGTATCTTCAAAGATGATCGCAACTACCGGACGGATGAGATAGCAGAGGTGCTAAGGGTTGACCGTTCCAGTGTCTATCGCTGGATCAGAGATATCCCCGATCCTCTGCCTGCATTTCGCACCAAAGAGAATGGACAGTTACGCTGTGCCGGGAAAGACCTAAACGAATACCTGCTGAAGCATAAAGTAAGACCTGAATATGAGTAATGCACTCGAGTTCCGCATCAAGCGGGACAACTGCAAAGATGCTTATCTGAATGGTAAGACCGACCCCCTCGAGCTGGCGGTGATCTTCGGTGTGTCCGACATCACCGTCCGCAAGTGGATCAAGTCCGGAAAGTGGGATGAGCTATTCAAGGAAGAGCGTAAGCTTGACCATGAGATTAGCTTAGCCCGCAAGAAGGCACTCATCCAGGCACTTCGTGAGTATGCCAAGAACCCGGCAGACACCGCTCTGCAAAGCCTGGTAAGCCTGATCAAGCAGAACCAGAAAGATAGTGAGCCTGCCAAGGAACTGAACGACTATATCGTACGCTTCCTGGATCAGGTGACCGACTTCATGATTGAGAAAGGACACGAGACTATGCTGAAACAGTTCCAAGGTATAGTCCTTGACCTTGCCGAGTACTTAAGAGTTAGAAATGGATAATATTACAGCCACGGACATGGTTGCCTCCAAACCAGCCTACAGACCCGACCTGCCTACCCTCCAACCCGACCAAGCGGAGCCGTCGCCTCCGGCTCCGCACTTTCATGAATACCCTCCTGTAAAAGGTTATGTCTAAGAAGTTCATTCAGCGACATAACAAGGCACTGGCGGAGATCGCATCAAAAACGATCTCCGTCTTGCCTTTTATAGACGATAACCCTGAAGCCAAGACAGACAGGATCAGGAGAACTAATAGCGAAGGATGGGATGCTTTCTCGTTCTTCTGCCATACCTATTTCCCGCATATCTTCCCACTACCTTTTTGCCCAGCACATGAGACTATGTTCGATGAGACTGATAAGGGCTCAGGCATCATCGGAATCACAGGTTTTCGTGGGCTGGGCAAAACGGTTCTCATGGGAGTGGTCTATCCGATCTGGATGATCATCAAAGGTGAACGCTATGTAATCCATACTGCAGCAGACGTAGATCTGGCACAGGAGCGCACTGCCTTCACCTTACATGAGCTTCAGAACAATAAGCGGCTCACGATGGACTATCCTGAGCTGCAGCCTGTGGATGCCTTTGATCTCGACTTCTATCTCAAGAATAAATCCAGGATACGAGCCAGAAGTATCAAACAGTCTCATAGAGGAACTATCAATCCCAAAACTGCCAAGCGGCCCGGACTGATAGTCTGTGATGATATCGATAAAGAAGAGAACATGGGCAACCAGTCCATCGGCAAGAGACGCATGGAGAAGATCACCCAGGAGCTTGCCGGAGCTCTCTCACCGGAGGGAAATGGCAAGATCGTCTGGCTCGGTAACTTGGTACATCCCAATTACTCCATCTGCCAGTTTCAGGAGCTCATATTAAGCGAAATGCTGGCAGATAATCCCGATTTAGACTTAATCTACCAGATTGCATTAAAGACGCACCAAAAGGCGATTCTGCGCTTCTCACTCGAAGATATACATGGCAAGTCCATCTGGGAAGCTCAATACCCCACTGCTACTTTGCCAAACCTGCGAGCCAAGTTCGGTCAGACCGGGTATCAGAGAGAGATGCTCGGTCAGCCTGTCATCGAGGGAAATATCTTCAAGAACCATTGGTTCTCCAAGTACCGGACCCTACCGGAGCCCAGTAAAATGAAGCGGGTCTGGCTCTATGCCGATCCTGCCTGGGGAGAGAAAGGCTGTTTCAAAGCAGTTATCTCAATAGGCTATGATGGTTATCGTTTCTACGTTATCCATGTCTGGATACGTCAGACTGAGAACACCAAGTTCTTTAGGTACTACTATGATGCTTATCAGGAGTTGGATCGCACCTACCGGGTGAAAGCCAGAGCTGCCTGTGAGACCACCTACGGGCAAGCTCGTATCCTTGCCGACTTCGACAGGTGGGCACAAGACAACTACCTCCCCCCAATATCACATCGCATCAAGCGCATCGATAACAAGGATAACAAGAACCTGCGCATCGAGAGAACTGAGACGATCATCGAAACAGCCAAAGTGCTCTTCCCGGAGGGGCAAGATACTCCCATCCTTATCAGCCAGTTCCTAACTTATCCTGATGGCTATATCGATGGCTGTGATGCTCTGGCTGGCTGTCTGGAACGTTTCTCTGAATACGATATTGGTAGGAATAGGGTCAAAGTCCGAAGGCTTGTACCAGCGTAGGCTGGTATCCATTTATGAACTACTACGATCAACTCATGTTGGAGTACTACCGGGTCCTCAATAATGCATGGAAAACCGAGATCAAGGATGCTGCACGCATTGCCATCCAGATGTTGAGTGACATGCCACGGGCAGAGAAGATCAACAAGAACGCCATAGATAAGCTTATGGGCATCATCAATACCCAGTTGGGAGATGACTTCGCAGCCTTGGTCAATGAGCCCACCAAAGCGATGATAGATCGCTGTGTGCGGCTCGGACTCAAGGACACCCAAGTACAAGCACCCACAAAGACCAGCATAGGGCTCTGGGGTATTGATGATCAGCATCTCTCCTCCACTATTCAGAAGCAGCAGTTGTTCTGGATAGGTAATCACTTTGAAGCCGATGTCCGGCAGAACTTCGCAGACACCCTCTCCACAGCCATAGAGCAAGGTTACACCAAAGAGATGCTAGCTGATACTCTCAAAGACCAGTTCAATGATCTAGCCAATCGATCATCCCATTACTGGCAGGGACTGGCAGAGCATACCGCTCTCCGGATACGAGAATTCGGAAGATTACAAGGATATAAGAAAGCTAAAGCCAGATACTACAAGCTCGTGGTGATCCTGGATGACCACACCAGCGATATCTGCCGGGCACTGTCTGCCCAAGACCAGGTCTATCCCCTAAACGATGCAATCGAAGTGATGGATAATCTCATGGCTCTGGACACTAAATCCAACAGCCTGGATGATGCCCGGGAATACATCAAAGCACTTGCACCCTGGGTCAAAGACGATCAGATCGAATATGACTCAGAGATGAACCCGGTGGGAGTCTCAGGAGCGCATACTCCCTTCCCACCGTTTCATTGGAAGTGTAGGACGAGTACTACTTATTTTTACTGATCAATTGATCTCTCAACTACAAATCAAAGATGCTTGATAAAGCATCTTCTTCTTTTATGTTGTCGTTGTTCAAAGTATTTCCACTGTGTTTGTACTCTGTTATTACTCTCAAGTTCAGGATTACTTTCTGCTTTTATAAATTTGTTATCTATGTAGCTTTGAATCAGTTCTCTAAAAAGTAGGGAGTTTACTCCTTTATCTTGCAGGTCAGGTCGAACAGCAATAAGGTAAAGATCTAAAGTCCTTTCATTTTTCAGGGCATCCATAATATGGTACAGACCAAAAGGGAAAAGTTTCCCTTTAGCTTTCTGAAAAGCTCTCGACAAGGAAGGGAAAGTTAATCCAAAAGCTGCAACTTTATCATTGCTATCAAGGACTATACTGATCAGTTTCGGGTTAGCTAAGCTTATATATTGCTTAACGTAAAGGTCGATTTGTCTCTTAGTTAATGGAACAAATCCATATAAATCCTGATAAGCTAAATTTAATAACTCGAAGATATCGATAGCATAATACTTGATCTCTTTAATCTTGGAAGCGTGGAGAACTCTCAAGTTATACTTTTTCTGAACAATTTCTGCTATCCTACCGATTTTCTCAGGAATTTTCTCAGGAATTCGTATTTCATATTCCACCCAATCAGCATCTTTATTATAACCCAATTTGTTAAGGTGCATTGGATAATAAGGATAGTTATAGATAGTTGCTATATTACTTAATTCTTCAAAACCTTCAATCAGCATACCTTCAGGGTCCAAATCAGTAAATCCAAGAGGACCATGAACTTCATGCATACCGTTGGTCTTTGCCCAATTTTCAACCGCACTGAGAAGTGCTTTTGATACATCCTCATCATCAATGAAATCGATCCACCCGAAGCGACAGCTTTTCTTATGCCATATTTCATTGAAACTATGATTGATTATACCCGCAATTCTTCCCACGATTTTCTTATTTCTATAAGCCAACCATAAGCTGACATCGCAGAATTCATAGGCGGGGTTATTGTCTTTATTAAAAAGTTTCATCTCATTTTTAATTAATTGGGGTACATGGTATTTGTTTCCTTTATAAAGCATATAAGGGAAACATATGAATTTCTTCAGATCTCTTCTGTTTATTACTTCTCTTACGATAATATCAATTGCTACCATTTTATTACAATTGATCCCCAGGTTAATCCCGCACCGAAGGCAGTAAGCACGACAATATCTCCGTCTTTGATTTTGCCTTGAGAAATAGCTTCATCTAAAGCAATTGGTATTGAAGCTGCAGAGGTATTCCCATAATTTTCTATATTAATCATTACTTTGTCATCCGCAAGAGCTAGCTTTTTTGCAATTGCTTCTATTATTCGCTTGTTTGCCTGATGCGGGATTATAAAATCTATGTCGGATTTTTGTAATTTAGCATGATTTAATGCCCTTATCACGGAATGATACATCATCTTTGTTGCCTGTTTATAGACCTTTTTCCCATCCATTTTTAAGTATTGTTGTCTTTGATTCAGGTTACTACTCAAAATAGGACTTCTTGATCCCCCCGCAGGAATTTTCAGTAAATCCACTCCTGAGCCATCAGTACCCCAATCGAAGGAGAGGAGATTTCTGCCTTTAATATTCATTTTTAGAACCATTGCCCCTGCTCCATCCCCAAACAGCACACAGGTATTTCTATCCGACCAACCAACAGATTTTGATAATACATCAGTTCCAATGATCATAGCTGTGTTGTAATTACAAGTTTTCATTAGTGATGCAGCCACAATTAATGCATAAATCGAACCCGAACATGCAGCAGATATATCAAAACAAACAGCATTTGTTAGTCCTAGTCTATGTTGTGTGACGCACGCTGTTGATGGTAATGGATAATCAGGTGATTGAGTTGCAATAATCAATAAATCAATTTCTTTGGAAGTAATACCAGCTTTCTTGAGAGCTATTGCTCCTGCTTTAATGGCAAGATCAGAAGTAGCTTCGGAATCTTTAACAATTCTTCTTTCTGTGATTCCAGTTCTTGTTCTTATCCAATCATCTGTTGTATCCACTACTTTTTCTAAATCGAAATTCGTCATTATTC